GTCGGTAGCACTTCAGTAGTGCAAACAAAGGGCATTTCAAAATCCAAAACAGGATTAAGTGCAGCAACAACTTTTGCCATGCCGTTGTCAGGACGTACACTCGAGAAGCCGTCTAATGGTGTATAAACACTCTGTGTCCGAGCACCAGAGTCAATGTAAGCCGTTAAATCCCCCAACTCATTGGTTCGAACTTTAAACTTTACCCCTCCAGAATAAAAAAGAAATTGCGATACTAACATATCGAAATTTCCAACATCCATCCAATTAAAAGAGCCCACCTTTCCCAGCAAACCTGGCAGAGAAGAACCTTGTACGGGGTCTCGAAATGAAAAACGCTCCAAAAGCTGTTCAATGGTCTGAACTTTTGTCTTTCCAGTAGCAAACTTCACAGGTGTTCCCTGTCCTACTTTAAAAACTGTCTTACCAACTTCATCCCTAATATAAGATTGAGCTACCATTTTTGGTTTTTCTCGTTTGTTTGTGTTTTTTTTTTTAACACGGTACTGTTTCCCAACACCGGTGTTGTATATGGTCCAACAACATTACAAATCGACGAAAATTCAAAATCATCACCTGCGTACTCCCACACAATAACTTGTGCGTGAGGTGTCGTGGAACCAGCAAATGGAGAAGTGTTTATAACTTGCAGGACAATAGTTGGTGCAAAATCAGGCACACTACTAGGCACACCTGGATCTGTTATTGTTGGTGACCAAGGAGTGAGACGACAATAAGGTACTTCTATATCAAAAGAAGTTGTCCCTCTTACCGTTATCACATCTAACGGAACCTCTGCAATTCCTGCTTGAGTAGCAAAGTCCAGTTTCAAAGTTGTTCTAAAAGAATACAATGGGGACGTCACTATCCTTACATGGTACCTAAAAGAACCTCTCCACATTCTAAAGAACTGTGAATAGAATCCAATTCGTGTTCCCATGGTTGCGGAATATCTCGTATCTGCTTTCCAGGTTATAGGTATCGTACTAACGCTTACATCAACGTCATTAAAAAGAACCAAACTCGGTTTTTTAAGGATGCCTAATAATGAATGAC